CGACTGGAGCATTCATTGCCGGTGAGACAATCAATGGTAATAATGGAGCTACTGCTGTAGTTCATGCTGACGGAGTTACTTTAGGCACATATGACCTTAAGTATTTTCCTATCCCTGATTACATCTATGGTGTGACGCGAGTCATCCCATTCAATGCAGCATCTAGCTCAAAGAACTTATTTGACTTACAATACCAATTAAGACTAAACGACTTATATGACTTGACTTCAACGTCATTGATCTATTATAAGACAGTGATGTCACACATCTCATTACTTAACCTTGAGTTAAATGGTTATCCACTATATAGATTTAACCGTATGATGGGTAGACTATCTCTCGATGTTAATTGGGACGCAGCGCTTGCACTAGGAGACTTCATCTTAGTTGAATGTTATAGAGCATTAGACCCAACAGTATTCAATAAAGTATGGAACGAGCCATGGTTTAGACGATATGTCACAGCATTGTTTAAACGTCAATGGGCAACTAACATCAAAAAATTCCAAGGCATCCAACTACCAGGTGGTGTAACCATCGATGGTGATAAGTTATATGCAGAAGCTATAACAGAGATAAAAGAATTAGAAGACGAGATGTTAAACAAGTCAGCACCATTGGAGTTCTTCCTTGGCTAGATCAGTATACTTCTCTAACGGCATTCGTTCAGAACAGTTATTATACGAAGACATCATAGTAGAGTCTATCTCGATCTATGGTCAAGACTTCTATTATATACCACGCACATTAATTGGCAAAGACGAGATCCTTGGTGAAGATCGTCTATCACAATTTAAACATGCTTATGGCATCGAGATGTATCTTGAGACCGTGAATGGCTTTGAAGGTCAAGGCGCTTTCATTCAAAAGTTTGGTTTGATGATGGAACAAAGCGCTACTCTAACAGTTGCACGAAGAAAATGGGAACAATTGATCGGTCAACATGGTAGGACTATCTTACCTAATCGACCATCAGAAGGTGACTTACTATTCTTCCCTTTGACGGGTGGATTGTTTGAGATCAAGTTTGTTACTCATCAAGACCCGTTCTATCAGGCCGGTAAACTATACGTTTATAAATTACAAGTTGAGTTATTCCAATACTCATCAGAACATATACAGACAGGTAATTCTTCTATAGATGTATTTGAGACTCTTAAATCTTTTGACGATACTAAAGTCCCGAATGGAACAGTAACAGAGATTAAGATAACTAATAAGGGTGCAGGTTATGCTACAGCTCCTACAGTTAAATTAGGTGAAGATTGGGTTGCAAGTACTGCTATAGCTGTAAGAGATCAAGTGTGTTATGATGGTAGAAGATACATTTGCACTATTGCTGGAACGACTGATGCTAGTGGTCCTACACATACTGGTGGAGAAGCTGTAAATGGTACAGCTACATTAGCTTTCTTTGGATATCAAGCTTTTGCTACAGCATACTTAGGTAATGGATTAACTGCGAACGAAGTAGTTAAGATACTGGTAGATGATAAGGGTTCTGGATATACATCGCCTCCTACTGTGTACTTAAGTGGTGGAGGTGGTATTCGAGCTGCAGCTACAGCGATTATCGGCAATCTAGATAAACAAGATTCATACGGAGATAATAATAAATTTAAAGAAGAAGCTGAAGGCATCGTCTTTAGTGAGAGTAACCCATTTGGTGAACTATCAACATATTACGTAGCACCAGATTTATATGCAAATGCTGACTCTACTACTGTAAGAGCAGATACAACTAAACTAACCGCGGACTTAAAATAATGGCTAAACAGACAATTAATATCGGAACAGCACCTAACGACAAGACCGGTGATCAACTACGAACAGCATTTACTAAGGTAAATGATAACTTTACCGAACTATATTCTAACACTGCAGTAAATTTAGCTGCAGTAAATCAAAATATATTACCTACTACAAACATTACATATGACTTAGGATCTAGTGCAAAAAGATTTAAAGATCTGTACTTAAGTGGTAATACTATCTATTTAGGTGATACTACTATTACATCAGCTGGTGGTAATATTTCTTTTAATGGAGCAGTCTCAATCCCAACTGGAACTTATAATGTAACAGGTTTTAGAAATTATGACTTAGATGTTTCAGTAGGAGTAAATGAAAAATATATTGGTTCATTAGGTACACCTATTGGTCCATTTTTAGATGGAGCAGTTCCTGTCATTACATATGCATTTCCTATGCCAACAAATCCAGCTACATGGGAATTTGAATATGATGGTAGTGGTTATATATCATCTATTAAGATGACTGACGCTGGAGATCCAATTAGTGGAATTGATCAATTTGAATTTCAATGGGATCCAACACCAACAACACCAGTTACTCCATATGTATTGCCTGCCTCATGGAGAACCGGTCCAGTAGATTCTACAGAAGTTTTATGGGATGCAGGTGGAAAATATTTGCAAGTTAGTAAAAATAGTTTAGGAGTCTATTTAGAGGTAATCTCAGCATCTGGTTGGACTGGTGCAGATCTTGTAGAACTTACATATGGTTCTAGAAATAGGACATTAAAATTGCCAGATAATACTATGCTATCTGATATCGGTGTAGAGGAAGATGCATTTAATTTATCATATATGGAAGTTTTAAGAGAGCCTATTAATACTGCAGTTGCAGTTTCTGATGGAAGTCTAGTTGTAGGTGGAGAAACATACATCAGTCTAACTACTTTAAAAACTGTGGTTGCAGCATCGACTAGCTTTGCTGATTTCCAAACCAGGATAGCCGCACTATAACATGTTAAACGGACAAACCTACTATCATGGTGCCATACGAAAGACGATCGTTGCTTTTGGTCGTCTATTCTCTGACATCAAGATCGCAAGACAAGGAAATGATGGAGCTGTAGCTCAGACGATTCAAGTCCCGCTTGCTTATGCTCCAAAAGAGAAGTGGTTAGTTCGTATCGACTCAGATCCAAACCTTACTAATAATACATACGCTTCGCTGCCAAGATTATCTTTCGAGATTACTGGGTATCACTATGATGCTTCACGTAAGACGAATAAGATGAATAAGATCGTATGTAAAGATACTTCAAGTAGTACAAACCCGACAGCTAAGACAGTATTCTCTCCAGCTCCATATAATATCGATATCAACTTATATGTGTTGACTAAGACTCAAGAAGATTCTATGCAGATCCTTGAACAGATCTTACCTATATTCAATCCAGAATATACATTATCAATCAATGCATTACCAGACTTAGAGATAGTGCAAGACGTACCTGTGATATTAAATAGTATCGCTGCAGAAGATAACTATGATGGCTCTTTTCAAGAGAGACGATTCGTTACACATACACTATCATTTACTATCAAGACAAACATCTACGGTCCAGTCACAGAGAACGGAGTCATCCTTACTACTATGGCAAACCTATCTGTACCTGGTAGAAAATATACTGCATCAGCTCCTGATGTCAATGGAACAGTTACGGAAAACTGGGAAGCACAGTTCTAATGTCAAAGAATTATAATGCCAATAGTCAGTTAAAAGCGGCTGGTGTTAATATCCCTTTTACTGAAGATCAAGTCAAAGAGTACATGAAGTGTGCTGCTGACCCGATCTACTTTATTGAGAACTACTGCAAGATCATATCACTTGATCATGGTCTTATTGATTTCAAACTATATGATTGCCAAAAGGAAAAGGTGAAGATAATACATGATAATAGAAAAGTCATCCTTATGGAAGGTCGTCAACAAGGTAAGACGACAACTAGTGCAGCGTATATTTTATGGTATACCTTATTTCAGGAATCGAAACAAGTCGCGATCATGGCAAACAAAGCCACCGCCGCCCGTGAGGTCTTATACAGGTATCAGTTGATGTATGAGAACTTACCTATGTGGTTGCAGCAAGGCGTTACTACATGGAACAAGGGAGATATAGAACTTGAGAACAATTCAAAGGTGTTCACTGCAGCAACGACATCTTCTGGTATCCGCGGTAAGTCAGTTAACATGCTATACGTCGACGAAGCTGCGATCATACCTAACAACGTAGCAGAAGACTTCTTTACTTCAGTCTATCCTACGATATCTGCGGGTGAAACGACAAAGATATTATTAAGCTCTACTCCATTGGGTTATAACCACTTTTGGAAGTTTTGGAACGACGCTGAGAACAAACGCAATGACTTCGTGCCTCTATTCATACCATACACACGAATCCCAGGTAGGGATGAAAAATGGGCTGAAGCACAAAGGAGACAGCTTGGAGAGCTGAAATATAACCAAGAGGTATTATGTACCTTCTTAGGTTCTGCACTCACTCTGGTGCGCTCAGATGTGATCGGGAGACTATCTCCAGCTAGGATCATATATAGTAAGGATGGATTAGATGTATACGATAAGCCTATCAAGGATCATAGCTATTGTTTAGTAGCTGATACCGCAAAGGGTGTGGGAGGAGACTACTCAACCTTCTCTATAGTGGACATCACAGAGTCACCATATAAACAAGTGGCAAAGTATAGAGACAACAACATTAGTCCTATGCTGTTCCCATCGGTGATTTATAAAGTAGCTACAGAATATAATCAAGCATACGTATTACTAGAAGTTAACTCTTCTGAACAAGTAGGTTCTATCCTATACTCTGAGATGGAGTATGAGAACATCCTATTTGTGAATAGAAATACAGATGGACAAGTAGTATCAGGTGGATTCGGGGGCGGTAAGACACAGCTTGGAGTCAACACTGATAAGAAAGTAAAACGGATCGGTTGTATGAACTTCAAAGCTTTGATCGAAGAGAATAGACTCTTAGTTCAAGACATCGACACCATACAAGAGATATCGACCTTCATCGAGAACAATAAAGGCTCTTACGAGGCCGATGAAGGCTATCATGATGACTTAGTGATGACATTAGTATTATTTGGCTGGTTGACCACAAACCCGTACTTTAAAGACCTAAACAACGTAAACATTAGGCAA